AACCATGGCATGAATTTACAACAAATTCAATTAGAGTATATAGAGAAAGTCAAAATTCTGGATTTTGGAATAATAGTGAATTTATATTTGATAGAGGTGAATGGAATTGGAATCCGATTAAAAAAATGGAATCACTTGATGATTGGAATAACTTTGAGCCAATTTCATATGAAGATGTAAAATTAGCCATAGATAAAATTGATGCAAAGATTTCTACTAAAGTTTATTGCGATGACGTTACAATATATACTCATCCAAAAATAGTTAATTGGACGAAATCTAATTATAAAGAAATATTTACAGACAAATGTTATGATAAAATTGTTGAAGTGAATGAAGGTGATGTTGTCGTAGATGTTGGCGCTAATTTAGGTATATTTACAATATATTCTTGGTTTAAAAATGCTAAAAAAGTATATTCAATCGAACCAAGTTCGTTTATGATAAAATATTTAAAACTTAATACCAACCAATTTAGTAAAAATATAGAGTTATCTAAAATAGCTATTTCAAGTAAAGAAGAAACTGCCGATTTACAGATGACTGGATTTTATGAAGGTGGTGTTCTAGATATAGTTGAAAAGACAGGCGTTACTGATAGACCAAATGTGATTAGAACAGAAAAAATTAGATGTATATCAATGGATATGTTCATTGAAGAAAATAATATTGACGTTATAGATTTTTTAAAAATAGATATCGAAGGTTCTGAATATGAATTATTTAAAGGTATTAGTGATAATAATTTAAAATATAAAGTTAAAAAAATATCCGGGGAATATCATTGGAATTATAATAATCAATTAGAAAATATATTTACAAAGTTGGATAGGTGTGGGTTTAAATATGAATTTACTGAAATTAATTCCCATTTTAAAATTGGAATGTTTTATGCTTATAATACTAATTTTAAATATAAAAAACGTTTACTATCTTTGCCCAAGACAAAGGACCATACGAAATATAAAGTAAAGTTAGTTCATTTATTAACAAGACCAGAAGATACAAGAGAGCAAGCGTCTATTAAATCATTAGAAGCATTAAAAGATTATGACATTGATTATATACAGCATATAAATGAACCTTATACAGGAATTCCTCCATATGAAAAAGCGTTTCCTAGTGATAGTTCTGAAGGTAGAGGTGATTTGGGCCCTGGCCATTATGGCGCCTGGACATCTTTTAAGCGAGGCGTTATTGAGGGATTTAGCGATGATATTGATTTTTTAATATTATGTGAATGTGATTGCATTTTAACAGTTAAACCAGAGAAATTTATTAAAATTTTAAATGAAGCATGTAAAGTTATTAAAGAAAAAGATATTTGGTATTTTTCTTTTGGTGATAGAATATTAGATGGTACCTTACAATCGCCAATTTGGGATACATTAGATGATAATAAATTATTATATCAAACATATAAAATCATACATGCACACTGTGTGCTTATTTCTAAAAAGGCGTATCCATATTTATTACAATGTTATGAAAAATTTGGGTGGGATTCACCGGATATTTGGTTTAATCATGTCTTTATGCCACATCCATTAGTCGGAAAGGCAAATTTGCTGCCAAAAGCACCAAAGATAGGAATATTATGGGATTCTGTTGCTATACAATCTGAGGGGGATTCATTAATTGACTATTTATGGAAAGAAGAAGATAGAATGAAAATAGATATTAAAAAAGCTTTAATAACTTTTGGTTCGAGAGCACTTGGGGACAATATAGGTTGGATACCATATTGTCTTGAATATAAGAAAAAATTTAATGTAGATGAAGTTGTTGTGTCTACCCACTATAATTATTTATTCGAATCAGTTTATCCAGAATTAACATTTGTAAATCCAGGCGAAACAGTATATAATTTTAATAAACGACATCATATAGATTTTGCCGGATTAACTTTAGAAGAAATGTATGATAACCCACAGCCATTAAAAGATTATAAAGAATGTAGTGTTCAAGGACAAGCAACAAATTGTCTGGGGTTAGAATATAAAGAAATAAAACCAAGAATAGTTATACCAGACAAGCCAAGAAGAATTAAAGAAAAATATGTCTGTATAGCTATACAATCTACCGTACAAGCCAAATATTGGAATTTAAGCGGCGGTTGGAAAAAGATTATAAAGTATTTAAAAAAGCAGGGGTATAAAGTAATATGCATAGATAGACATAAACAGTTTGGAATAGAAGGTCATTGGAATACAATTCCACATCAAGCAATAGATAGAACGGGAAATTTTTCATTAGAAGACAGAATAATAGATATAAAATATGCTGATATGTTTATAGGTACAAGTTCTGGATTAGCGTGGATAGCGTGGGCTGTTGGAACTCCAGTAGTTATGATTTCGGGATTTACAAAGCCGTGGAATGAGTTTACAACCGGTGTAGAGAGAGTACATAATGATAACGTTTGCAATGGTTGTTGGAATACACATCAATTCGATATATCAAATTGGATATGGTGTCCAGAAAGAAAAAATTTTGAATGCAGCAAGAAAATTTCAGTTGATATGGTTAAAGATTCAATAAATAAAGTTAAAAAAAAATAATGGATATATCAGTTTTAATTATAACCTGCGATCACTATAACCATTTATGGGAAGGTACTGGTTTATCCTGGACACTTTTAAGTGGATTAGAAGATTTAGGTTTACATGTAGTATCAGATAATAAACTATTTGATTATAAACATAAAAGTTTTATTCCATTATCTTTAAATAAACCAAATTATACTAAAAATGATTTTTCAAATAAAGTGATTTATGCATTAGATCAAATACCTACAAAATATGTATTGTTTATTGATGAGGATATGTGGCCTGAGAGATCAATCAAGAGATTAATGCCCAAATTTATTGATTTTATGGAGGAAACAAATGCGGATGCGTTACAGATACACGAGAAGTTATCATGGTGGGACTATTCATTTGATTCTACAGATATATTTATCGATGGAGAAAGAGTTTTAAAAATGAAACAAGATTCTAGTTATTTATTATCACATAACGCTGTTATTTGGAACAAAGAGTATTTTAAGTCCATACAGATTCCGGATGAAGATGCTTGGGAAAATGAAATCCGTGGATCGATTAGAGCGCAGAAAACCCCACATAATATTTATCATTATAATATAAGATGGTATATCCAATGGATAAAGCAGTATATAGAATCCAATACACATGAAGCTTTTATTAATGATTTAAGATATAAAAAAGAATTTAATAAAAAATTTAATATTAAGAATTGATATGGAAAATAATATAATAGTTGTAGTAAATAGTTGGAATTCTGATTGGAATGCGTGGAATAAAACGCTCCAGATATAGATTTCGAATATGATAAATATCTTGGGGATATGGAACCATATATTTATCACTTTTGTGGGACAAATCTGGCCAAGGAAAGAATGAAAACATATGAAAAATGGAAACCTGAGTAAGAAAGATATATTTAGTCCCCAAAATAAAGTTATTGCTAATGTTGATAGAGTAATTGAATTTATTGAAACTGGAAATACATCACCAGTTTTAGTAGAAGTTGATCCAAGTAATGCTTGTAATCACGGATGTTATTTTTGTATTTCTTCTTATATACATTTACCAGAATCAAAAAATTTAGAAACATTCGATCGTTCTGTAATGAGTAGACAAATGCTATTGGATGTTTGTAAAGACTTAATTAATATGGATGTTAGAGCTATAAATTGGACGGGAGGTGGAGAACCCACAATCAATCCGCATTTAGGAGAAGCTATTGAATATATAGGTAAAAATTCGAATATTAAGATGGGCATGTTTACTAATGGAACTTTGTTGGACCGATTTGACTTATTTGAAATCCTTGTAGATAATATGACATGGATTAGAATTTCAGTAGATTCCGGTACTGAAAAAACTTTTAATCATATCAGAAGACCAGGCAAAGGGCAAGATTGGAATAAAATGTTACTAAATTTACAAAAATTAATTGATATAAATAATAGTAAAGGCAAAAAAATAGATATCGGCACCGGCTTCGTTATAACTCCAGATACATATACTGAAATAGTTGATTTTGCAAATACTTTTAAAAACTATGACTTAACTTATTGTCAATATAAACCAGAAGTTGTAAATAGAGAACGTGAAGGTGGCATTCAAAGGAAAGTAAATTTTTGGAATGAGAGAGTACAACCTTTATTAGATGAGGCCAAATTAATTTTAGGAACAAAATTTCAGATTAACGGATATCATCTTGTAGATTTGGCAGAAGATCCATCTTTACTTGGAAGACATTATAAAAAATGTTTAGGTTCACAAATTCAACCTTGCATTGGAGCGGATGGCCATGTGTATGTTTGTCCGAACCATAGAGGATATAAACAATATAGTTATGGATCATTGAGAGAAAAATCATTTAAAGAAATATGGAAAGATATAGAAAATAGAAGAGATATAATGAATAAAATTGATAATATAGAATGCTTTTCTAACTGTACTCAACTTTGTAAACCTCATGAAAGTAATAAAATGTTTTGGAATATATATAAAAGTTATAATGAGTTAAGTAATAGTAATAAAAAAGCATACAAAGAAAGTTTGTTTGAAAAACAAAAACAAGTTAGAAAAAAAATATCACATACGGAATTTATATAATATGAAAATTTTATTAACGGGATCTTATGGGTTTATTGGTAAGAATATTAAGAATGAACTTTTACCAAAACATAATTTAATTTATCTTGAAAAAGATTTTATAGATAATCAAGATTGGGAAAATCTGCTTGAAGAAAATGTTAAATTGGTTGATACTATTTTGCATATAGGCGCAATTTCAGATACTACACTCCAAGATCCAAATGAAATGTTGAAATATAATTATTGGTTTAGTAAAAAGCTATTTGATTGTGCAAAAAAATATGATAAAAAGGTTATATATGCATCATCAGCTGCAACTACTGGTGTTAGTGGAACACCAACTAGTATATATGCGTGGTCAAAATTGATGGCCGAGCAATATGGATTAGCACTTGGAGGTCAATTTATAGCATTAAGATATTTTAATGTATATGGTCCCGGGGAAGAACATAAGGGTAAAATGGCATCTGTAGCTTATCAAGCATATAGGCAAGGGACATTTAAGTTATTTCCTAAAAATCCTAAACGCGACTTTATTTATATAAAAGATGTAGTTAGTGCTACACTTTATCCGTTAATTAATGAAATACCCTCTGGAGTGTATGAAGTCGGAAGCGGAAAGGCTAGATCATTTAAAGATATGTTAGATTATTTAGAAATTTTACATGAATATAGAAATGAAGAAGATATACCAGATGGATATCAATATTATACAAAATCTGATAGTAAAAAATGGATGCCTGGATGGAAACCAGAGTATAATATAGAACAAGGTATTAAAGAGTATAAAAAATATTTAAAAAATAATTAATAATGGCTGATAAAATATTAGTAATAGGAGATAGTTGCACAGATATTTTTATTTACGGAGATATAGAAAGAATATGCCCAGAAGCACCCGTCCCAGTATTTATACCAACTCATACTACTAAAAATCCCGGCATGGCAAAAAATGTTGTTATGAATTTCAACACATTGGGAATAGATGTAGATATAATAACAAATAATAATGAAATCAAAAAAACACGATATGTTGATAATAGATCAAACCAAATAGTGTTAAGAGTAGACGATCATGATTACTGTTCAAGAATTAAAAAAGCCGAGTTAGAAAAAGTTAAGAACTATGATATAGTTGTTATTTCAGATTATTGTAAGGGATTTTTAAATGAGGATGATATAGATAATATTTGTTCAAATTCAAGGATTATTTTTTTAGACACAAAAAAAAGATTAAATGGATGGAGTTTAAGCGCCGATTTTATAAAAATAAATGAATTAGAATATAAAAAAAATTATGAATTTTTAGAGCGGGGTATAGGATATGAAGACAAGTTGATAATTACAAGAGGAAGAAAAGGTTGTGAATATATGGGAGAAGAATTCCCTGTAAAAGAAGTTCATGTAAAAGATGTATCAGGAGCAGGCGATACATTTATGACTGGGTTGGTATATGAATATATGAATAGTAAAGATATTAGAAAAGCAATCAATTTTGCTCAAAAATGTTCAATAAATGTAGTACAAAAACATGGAGTAGCAGCAGTATTGGCTAAAGAAGTGATTAGAAATTTTAAAAGTTAGTAATATCTGATTGGTTAAAGTATAATATTTATATTTATATATGAAGTATTACTTTAAATTTTATAAAATTAAATATTACTATGAATAAATTAGTTAACTCAATAATTGAACCTCTACTTTTTGAAACGATAAGAAAAGTTGGTGATAAGTATGCCGTATATCCGAAATCGGGAGGAAAACGGCTCGGCACACACAACTCGAAGAAAAAAGCCCAAGCTCAACTCACAGCAATTGAAATTAGTAAGCGGAAAAAAGAGCAAATCGGTGAACAGCAAGAGATTACGAAGGTCGTAGCGCTTTATCCAGGTCGATTTCAGCCATTTGGCCCACATCACAAAGCTGTTTATCAATATTTGGACAAAAAATTTGATGATGCTTATATTTTAACATCGAATAAACAAGGCTTGCCAAGACACCCACTAAGTTTTAAGCAAAAAAAGGCACATATGTCGAAGATGGGAATATCAATGAGTAAGATATTTGCAGAAAAGTCTCCATATATGCCAAAAAATTTACCTAAAAAGTTTAATTCAGATACAACAGCATTTGTTTTTGTTGTAGGGAAGAAAGATGCTAGTAGATTATCTGGAGGGAAATATTTTCAAGATTATAAAAAAAATAAAAATAACTTAACTGGGTATGAAGAGCACGGATACGTCCTGGTAGCGCCGCATGTATCAGTTAAAGTTGGTGGAATGGAAGTCAGCGGAACTGCAATGAGAGAATTATTAGGTTCTCCAAAATATAAAGAAGACAGGGAACGAAGATTTAAAAAAATGTTCGGCTATTTTAATAAAAAGATATTCGATTTAATGACAAATCAGTTTAGTAAAATATTTGAACAAGACTTTGATGCAAAAGATATTGTGATCTATACCCCAACCCATAAAATGAAAAAGAATAAAAAATGGTTTGACGGAAAGGGTATAGAAATTCTTCACGATTTAGAAGAAGATTCTGGGTGGCCGTTAGGATCTGGATCGACAATCGGTCATGGCTATCCCAGTAAAGAAGATTTAAAAAAATGGAAGAAAAAAACTAGTAAAGAAAGATCTCGAACTGATTCGAATAAAAAATACCATTTCGATCCAGTAAATGAAGATATATCCTTACCCGTCGAAATCGGTGATACAGTTCTGATGGGGAGATTTAAGAATAAAAAGGTTGTTGTGAAAACGATTGATTGGAACGAAAAGGGAGATTTGCTCATAAATGGTAGATCAGCGATGAAAATGCGCTTAATAAAAAAACCAAATGTCACACCAGTGAGTAACCCTTTTGGTGTAACGGAAGAACAAATTTTAGATTTTATTCAAAATACTGATTTTTCTAAAATAATAAAAGAAGCGTCTAATGCAACCGGTATGGGTTCAGGGGCTGTTGATGATGGGCCGAGATATTGGTGGGGAAATCAAAGAAGTTACAGAACTGATGTAGATAGACAAGCTAGAAAATTAGGATTTAGAGTTGTAAATTTTATTTTAGGTGATGAAGAACTACCTGAATATAATACTGATTATCCAGATGGGCCTACTGGCGCAGTATCATATTTTCCTGTAGGGGCTGTAGGCGCTAAATCAGGGACAAATATAAAAGCTGATATGAAAGGTAGACCAGCATATAGAGAATGGGTAAAATTTATTAAAAAAATTGCTTTAACTGCAGGATACGAGTTTGCTCATTTTCTAGACGCAGAACAATCTATTAAATCAAGCAAAAGTGAACCGATTAAAAGAGGACAGAAAGGTGATACAACACCGCCAGAGACTGAATTGAAAGGTGAAAAGGATCAGCATAAGGATTATGAAGAAATAGAAGAACAGACTTTAACAAAAGAATGGTGGAAAAATATTTTAGTGGAAGCAACTTCAGGGGTTGCCGCCGGCGAACCTACTACAGGGTATACTCGTCCAGGTAAGAAAAGATATTTACAATCATCTGATATGCCGGAAGGAATGTATCAAACTGAATTTCCCATTGCAGATAATCCGTATGGGGCAGATGATGAACAGCAAAGAATGTATATTAAAATAGTAAAAAATAAAAAAGAATTAGAAACTCCAATTCCATCAGATGATTCAATCACCTCAGGGATTGGTGAAAGAGGAGAAGATTTTGTTAAATCCGTTAGTATTGACGATTTTCCAATAATAGCAAAAGATATTGAAGAAGATATTGCATTCACAAAAAAGTGGTGGAAAAGTTTATTGCTTGAGGGTGGAGCGTATGGTCATATGGCTCATCCATTTGATGATTGGGAACTGACATTCGGTGATTTTAAAAAAATAATTGATATGGGATTGTCGGGCAATTTAAATCGAGAAGATAATGTTTCGGAAAAACTCGATGGTCAGAATCTTATGATCAGCTGGAAAAATGGAAAACTCATTGCTGCTCGGAATAAAGGGCATTTAAAGAATGCTGGAAAGACTGCAGTTGGTATAAAGGGGATGATATCGATGTTTAAGGGTCGAGGTGAAATCTATAACGCTTTTGTCTTTGCAGTAAAAGATTTACAAAAGGCTATCAAAGGCTTGTCAAAAAAGCAACAAGATAAAATATTCATGAACGGGAAAGCTTTTATGAATTTAGAAGTGATGTGGCCAAAATCCGCCAATGTAGTGAACTATGATTTAGCTCAACTTGTTTTCCACGGTGCGATCGAATATAACGATGCTGGTACTCCAGTAGGTGAAGTGAGGGGAAGTGCAAGAATTTTAGAAGGTATGATTAGACAGGTAAATCGACATGTTCAGAAACATTACAAAATAGCAAAACCACAGTTTCTTACCGTTCCGAAAAATCAAGATTTTTCAAGTAGAAAAGACTACTATTTTAAAAAATTGAAAAAGCTTCAGAAGCATTATGCATTGAGAGATTCTGATACATTTAGTCTTTACCATCAGAGATTTTGGGAAGAATTTATATATAATGCAGCGAAGCAGATGAATTATAGCATTTCAGATAGTATTTTGAAAAATTTAGTTAAGAGATGGGCTTTTTATGATAAATCGTATAAAATTCCACAGATAAAAAAAGACATTAAAGATGATAAATTTTTAGATTGGATATTATCATTTGATAAAAACGATCATGCAAAATTTGTTAAAAGTAATATGAAACCATTTGAAATATTATTTTTTCAATTAGGCGCGGAAATATTAAAAAATGTTAGTGGGTTTTTAGCAGTCAATCCAGATAAATCAGTTCAAACAATGAAAAAACAAGTTGATAATGCGGTTAGTAGTATTAGAGCCGGCGGTGATATAGGAAAAATTGAAAAATTAAAAACACAACTTGAAAAACTTCAATCTATTGGAGGAATAAGTGCAATAGTACCGTCCGAAGGATTAGTTTTTAAATATAATGGTAAGACATATAAATTTACAGGAGCATTTGCTCCCGTAAATCAAATAATAGGAATGTTAAAATTTGACAGATAATTTTTTTTTATATATTTATATATAAATTGAGGTGATAGCATGAACAATATAGAAAAAATACGATCAATGCTCAACGGAACGCATAGAAAAATACAAGTCGGCCCAGAACCGAAAACAATTCATCAACGCAAAGAAGGTGAACGTTGGATTGATGGAAATGGTCGCGAATGGATAAAAATAGATGGGCAGAGAAAGCAAATTACTAAACTGCCTGCTCGAGGATTTGATGAGTGTAAAGATTGTGAAAAGTTAATTTTAAAACGGCGTGACCAAGATACGTATAATAGAATGCAAAGATGTTATCACTGCCAACTTAATTTTGAAGTTGATCTTAAAGCAGCGGGTAAATGGAAAAAGTGGGTAATAGACCAGGAAACTCAGAGGTGGAAAAGTATAGAAAAAGAAGTAGAGATTATTTTGAAAGAGATGAAAAAAGATGCAGATAAAGCGTTTGATAAATCGATTGTAAATGCAATGGCAAATGAAAACGTTTCCCAACAAGAACAGAAGTTGAAAAAATAATGCCACAGAATATTAAACAAGTAATCAGAAGAGAATATTTAAAATGTGTAAGCGAACCTGTTCATTTTATGCGCAAATATTGTATAATTCAGCATCCTCAAAAAGGTAAAATTAAATTTGATTTATATAATTTTCAAGAAAAAACTCTGCAAGAATTTTGTGATCATCGATATAATATTCTTTTAAAATCACGCCAATTAGGCATTTCAACATTAACTGCGGCGTATTCTTTGTGGACGATGTTATTTAATAATGATAAAAACGTTCTCGTTATTGCAAAAGATAAAGACACTGCAAAAAATTTAGTAACGAAAGTTCGCGTTATGTATTCTAATTTACCATCATGGCTTAAAACTAAAGTTGATGAGGATAATAAGCTATCTCTACGATTTATGAATGGTTCGCAGATTAAAGCAGTAGCCGCGACATCAGAAGCTGGTCGATCAGAAGCATTATCATTACTTATAATAGATGAAGCAGGATTTATTGATAAGATAGATGAAATATGGACAGCATCCCAACAAACATTAGCGACAGGGGGAGATTGTGTTGTTTTATCTACACCGAATGGTGTTGGGAATTGGTTTCATAAAATGTGGGTAGATGCTACTGATGGTATTAGTGAATTTAATTTTATAAAATTGCATTGGTCTTTACATCCCGAAAGAGATCAAGCATGGCGCGATGAACAAGATAAAATTCTCGGCCCAACTATGGCCGCACAAGAATGCGATGCAGATTTCTTAACATCAGGACAGTCTGTTGTAGATCCAAAAATTTTACAGTGGTATAAAGAAAATCAAGTAAAAGATCCCATTGAGCGTTCAGGACTTGATCAGAATTTATGGGTGTGGCATCAACCAAATTATTCAAAAAATTATTTAGTAGTAGCAGATGTAGCAAGAGGTGACGGATCTGATTATTCGGCAGCACAAATTTTTGAAATAGATGATTTAGAGCAAGTAGCAGAATATAAAGGGCAATTATCAACTACTGATTTTGGAAATTTTTTAATCGAATTAGCAACAAAGTATAACGATGCATTATTAGTTATTGAAAATAATAATGTTGGATGGGCAACGATTCAAACTATTATTGATAGAGGTTATAAAAATTTATTTTATCAGTCAAAAGATTTAAGATACGTTGATGTAGATCATCAAATTCAATCTAATCGATATAGATCTCAAGATAAAAATATGGTCCCAGGATTTTCAACTACAATGAAAACACGACCTTTAATTATTGCAAAAATGGAAGAATATACGAGAGAAAAGCTTACTAAAGTTAATTCGATAAGATTAATAGAAGAATTATTTGTTTTTTCATATCAAAACAATAAAGCAGAAGCTATGAAGGGATATAATGACGATTTAGTTATGTCATATTCAATTGCTTTATGGATCCGGGATACTGCTTTAAGATTAAAAACAGAACATGATAATTTACAAAGAGCATTAATGGATTCAATGTTAAGTAGTAATAAAGGATATGACGCGGGATTTTCAAAAGGAAAAATAAAACCAAAAGATAATCCGTGGGAAGTAAATATTAGAGGAAAGAGTGAAGATTTATCTTGGCTCTTATAATGTAAAAACGAGGTAAAAAATGGCAGAACAAAATACTTTATTTAATAGATTAAAACGATTATTTAGAAGTAATATCGTTGTACGAAAAACTCCTGATAACCGCTTAGTTGTTAAAGATGTAGATTTTTCACAGATGGGATTATCAACTAATTTCATTGATAGGTATACAAAATTAGTAGGTGGTGGTGGATGGGGTACTAAATATGCAGCACAACAAAATGCTAAAAACGCATATGAAGTTGCAAGAACTGAATTATTTAGAGATTATGAATTAATGGATTCAGATCCAATCATTTCATCAGTTTTAGATATTTATTCGGATGAATCTACTGTTGATAATATTGAAGGAAAAATTCTTACAGTTAGAACTGATAATGCTAAAGTCCATAAAATTTTACATAATTTATTTTATGATATATTAAATATTGAATTTAACTTATGGTCATGGATGAGAAATTTAACAAAGTATGGTGATTTTTATTTGCTATTAGAGATAGCAGAAAAATATGGAATTGTTAATATTAGACCTATATCACCTTATGATGTTATACGGATGGAAGATCATGATCCAGAAAATCCTAAATTAGTTCAATTTGAAATTTCGAGTGATATTGGTTTGCCTATGTCTTCACGCACAAAAAAGTTATATGAAAATTATGAAGTAGCCCATTTTAGATTATTGTCAGATTCGAATTTTCTTCCATATGGAAAATCACAACTAGAAGGTGCGAGACGAGTTTGGAAACAGTTGACATTAATGGAAGATGCTATGATGATTCATCGTATTATGAGAGCGCCCGAAAAAAGAATTTTCAAGGTTGATATCGGAAATATACCTCCCAATGAAGTTGATAATTTTATGCAAAAGATAATTAATAAAATGAAGAAAATACCAATCATTGATCAGGATACTGGCGAATATAATTTACGTTATAATATCGAATCAGTCACTGAAGATTATTATTTACCAGTTCGTGGAGGAGATAGCGGAACCGAAATTGAAACTTTACCAGGATTGACAAATGATAATGCTATCGATGATATTGAATATTTACGTAATAAATTAATGGCAGCATTAAAGGTTCCGAAAGCATTTTTGGGATATGAGGAGGGTATTGGTTCAAAAGCCACTCTCGCCGCTGAAGATGTTAGATTTGCTCGTACGATTGAACGGTTTCAAAAAATTCTTGTAGCTGAACTTGAAAAAATTGCTATTGTTCATTTATATACACAGGGATTTAATGATGCAGAATTATTAAATTTCGATCTCGAACTTACAAATCCATCTATGATTCATGAACAGGAAAAACTTGAATTGATGGAGCAACAAGTCACGATAGCACAGTCCGCCATGGAAAATAAATTATTTTCGAGAGACTGGGTTTATGCAAATATTTTTGATATGGATGAACATCAGAAAAGTGATATTTTTCAAAAAATTATCGAAGACCAGAAACAGAATTTTAGAATGGAACAGATTTCTATGGAAGGAAATGACCCAGCTGAATCAGGACAAAAAGCAGATGCAGAAGGAGTGGAAGAAAGTGGAGAATGGGGTGGGAGTGAAAAGGGACCACAGTATTCACATCGCGATTACGGCGAAGCGACATCCCAAGATATAAAAGACGCAACTAAATATGAACGAGAACGATATGGTGCAAGAGAATTTAAAGGTGGAAGCCCACTTTATCCCGGAAAGGGTTCGACTATTGTCAGATCAGAAGGATTACTCGATCAATTAAAACAAAAATTTGGAAAAGATATAAAGAAAAATGGTCTTTTGAGTGAAAATTCACTTTTAGATGATGAAGATAATGAATAAATATAATATAAAAACAAAAAAACTATATTTATATATGAAATACTGTACCTATATTGAAATATTTGGAGGTAACGCATGAATAGTAAAAAGGTAAAGCATAATAAAATTCGAAATACGGGACTTCTTTTTGAATTTTTATTAAGACAAATAACAGTTGATGTGCTTAGTAAAACAAAAAGGAGTAACGCATTAAATATCATTAAAAAAAGATTTAATGAAAATACTGAATTGGGAAAAGAGCGTGCGCTGTATAACCTTTTAGTTAATAAAAAATT